AGCGTTTCTAAGCGAGGTGGTATCCCAATCTGAGCCACTGGCCCCGACGTTGAGGAGGTCGTTGTCGTTCAGGTCAAGTCCAGAAACACTCAAGGTCATGAATACAGTGCCGCCAGTATTCACAGCCCTATTCTCGCCCCATCGGAACCACTCACCCGTACCGCCGTTGTCGGCGTCAATGTTGAAATACATCGAGTTCTGGCTGGCAAGGGCAACCGTTCCATAGAAATGTAAGTCCCCATCGAACCTACTTGTGCCAGAGTCCACCAAGAGGGCGTAGTCAAGAACGCCCTCAGATGGCGCGTCCTCGATGTATAGAGTTGCCGCCAGCGCAGTCGTCGTATTACTGCCAAGCGTAATCCCTGGCTCCTTCAGGGACAGTGTGGAAATCACGTCGTACTCTGTGCCACTGCCCTCGGCGGCGGTGACAATTCCCCCATCCAGTCGAGCCAGCGAAGGGGTCTGGTCTGCCGTCCCTGCGGTAGTTGTGAGAGTTGTTGTTACTCTGAAGGCGTTCGGCGCACTGACGGCTCCCGTGAACGTGCCTCCCAGATGGAAATAAATCTGGCTATTCGGGGCGGCTCCTACACCAATTCCACCATGACCACCATCCACATAAAGAATGGTCGCATTATCGCCAATCAGGACATCGGCTCCAGTAGCCGCGCCGATGGTCAGGTTGCCAGTAGAGGTGCTGATGGTTTGCGGCCCTGTAAACGTCAGGTCGCCATCAAGGGTCAGAGTGGAGCCGTCAAATGTAAGATTGGCCTCGGCAGTAATAGCAGATGCGCCATTGCCCGTCAGGACAGCGTTAGAGGTCAGCGTCGAGACTCCAGTGCCACCGTAAGCCACCCCGACATCTGTTCCTTGCCACACGCCCGTGGCGATTGTTCCGAGCGCGGTGATGCCAGTGGACGTTGACCATGCTGGGATTCCGCTGGACAGAATCAGCACATGGGTGTCCGTCCCTTTTGCCAGTCTGGACAACTGGGAGGAGGACGAGGCGTAGATAATATCGCCGGTGGCTTGAGAGTCAATAACGTGGCCCCCAACAGCTTCCCACTCAGCTTGCGATAAGGACGTGCCGACTGAGGCGTGCTTAAATTCGTTTGCCATTCACTACCTCACAGGGGACAGGATGCCCTGGAAACCACCGCGACGCACACCGTCACGGATCGCCATAGACACCTTCTTTTCAAAATCGTCAAAGCCGTAAGTCGGCCCCGTCATGTTGATCACTATCGTTGCCCCAGAACCCATCCCTTTACGCAGAGGCGTCACAGCCTCTGGCCCAGCCTCACCCAGCATGGCAAGCGTTGGCTTGTTCACAATGCCGCCTTGCGCCATCTTGGGAATATGAGCAAGGTTAAAAGGCGAGAACTCAAAGCCTGGAACGACTGTCACGCCACGGACTTTCTTCGGTTCCCATCCCAGTTTCATGCCATTGAAAACGTCAAGCAGTTTGTTGACCCCGCTGACTATGAGGTTGACCGGCCCCTTCACCATGCCCTTGATAGCATTCCACACGCTGGCCCACTTGTCTTTGAAAGCGTCGAGGGCTTTGAATATCGCGCCGCCTGGACGGAGCCACCCGAAATAGTCCGTCCAAATCTTCTTGACGAAACCGGCAATGTTGTCGAACTTCGTCCTGACCCCGCTCCAGACCGAATCCCATGTTTCTTTGATTTGAATTAACGCTTTATGGATGGCTCCTCCTGGCAAAGCCCATCCAAAGTGTTCAGTGAACGCTCCTGAAATCTTCTCCCAAGCGACAATCGCAAGAATACTGATCGCCGCCCAGATGTCTTCCCAATTGGTCAGGATGAGTTTCAAAGCCTTGATCAATGGCCCCCCTGGGAGCAACCAACCCCACTTCGAGTCGAAAACATCAAAGATAGCCTGAGACACATTTGTAAACGTTGTCTTGACAGCTTCAAAAGTGCCCATAAAGACAGCAACAATTTTGTCCCAGTTCTTCCAGATAAGAATAACAGCGGCGATGGCGGCGACGATACCGAGAATAATCAACCCAACTGGCCCCATGGCGATATTCAACGCCGCCATCGCCGCCGTCTGCGCCCAGGTAGCAACAGTTGAGATAACCATACCGCCCGTCATAAACGTAAACGCGGGGCCGAGGGCTCCGATAGCTGGGAGCATCATGCCAATGACGATTAGCAACGGCCCCAACACAGCCGCCAGCAATCCGACCACGACGATGATAGCCTTGACTGGCCCAGGCATAGCAGTGAACTTCTGGAGGATTGGAACAACTGCGTCAATCAGTTTCGTCAGCACCGGCAGTATATCCTCCGAGATGGCGATCATCAGCCCCTCAAAGGCTGATTTCATCTCGACGATAGCTCCACTCATGCCCTCCATCTGGACGCTGGCGATGCTCTCAGCCGTGCCGCCGGAATCCTTCAGGCTCTTGGTCATTTCGTCCAACGCGCCACTGCCCTGAGAAACAAGGGCCATCATAGCAGGGCCAGCCCTTTGACCGAATATGGTCATAGCGTCAGCGGTGGAAATATTAGCGTCTTCGAGTTGCTTGGTTATCTCAGTGAAGGATCGAAGATTGCCCTCGCTGTCGAGAACGTTCAGACCCAACTTCGCCATCGTAGCGGCGGCGTCGTCAGACGGCTTCAGCAACCGCGTCATGGCTCCACGGAGAGACGTGCCAGCCATTGAGCCTTGGATGCCAGCGTTGCCCAGTAGAGCAATCGCCGCCGCCGTCTCCTCGAAGTCCATACCGGCAGAGGAAGCCACGGGGCCAACGTATTTCATAGACTCGCCCAGCATCGTCAGGTCTACGTTTGCCGAGGTCATCGCCTTAACAAGAACATCGTTGACCTGTCCAAGCTCGGACACGTCCTTGCCAAAACCGGTGAGGATGTTGCTCGTTATATCGGCGGCGTCTCCTAAATCCATCTGTGCCGCCGCCGCGAGGTTTAGAACTCCAGGCATTGCTCCGATTATGTCGTTGCTTTTGAAACCCGCCATAGCGAGGAAGCCCATAGCCTCCGAAGCCTGGGTCGCCGAGAACGCCGTCGAGGAACCTAAGTCTTTGGCCTGTTGCGTCAGGGCCGCAAAGTCGTCGCCGGTTGTTCCGGTCAGGGCTTTGACTCTGTTCATGCCCTTCTCGAAGTTCGCGCCCGTCATGATTGCGCCGAGCCCGATGCCAGCAATGGGCGCAGTGATGCCCATAGACATCTTTTTGCCGATGCCCTTCATTTTGTCGCCGGTTTCCGTCAGCTTCCGTTGGGCGGCTGAAAGACCCGACTCCAATTCCTTGGCGTCTGCCTTTAGTTTGACGACAAGATCGCCGACGTTAGCCACTATCTGCGTCCCTTACTAGATTCCTTGATTTTCGCCGCTTCTTTTTTGTTGCGGTCATTCTCAGCCATCGCCGCCAACTCCACTATCGGCAAAATGCTAACAGGCTCACTCAAGATACGACTCGGTGGACAGCCGTACCGCTTTGCAAGCCCGTCGATAGCAATCGCAATATCAAGCTCCAAGGGAGCCGTGATCAGGTTCCCGTCTCGATCAGTTCCCCCACCGACTGCGAGATACCGTTCTGTGAGGCTCCTGGTGCTTTTTTTGCCGAACCCATCTGATCACTCCATGCCTCAAGGATGCCCATTGCAAGAGACATAGGCAGGCTCAACATGCCCTCGCCGTCAGCTTCAACTTGCCCTTCGTCATCCTCTAAATCCCAGGACACCAGGATGTCGTTGCCGAACAGAACGAACGCCGCACGCATTTGCGCGGCATCGCCAGACGAAAGCCAAATCTGAAGGTCGAAGAACGTCGAGAGCGAAACGTCGCCGTTAACCTCGACCTTCAGCCCGTGCAGAGGAGTGCCGGACACGAAGTCCAAAAGCTCTACTGACGGCCCTAGTTTATAACCCATGCTTCTAGCCCCCTATGATGCAGTTCCCCATGTAGGCGTCGTGCCAGACTGCAAGCTAAGTGTAGTCGTCCAGTTAAACCCGCCGTCGTCGCTCCGTTCCAGATTGTACTCACCGACAAGCATCTCGGCTTCAAGCTCAGGGTATCCGGTGGTGTTGCCGCCAATCGCTATCGTGACGGTGCGAACGCCGGTGCGGGTCTTGAATACGTCGTGCGACATATTGCTTGCCTTGTTGAAGACTCCGCTCAGGCTACATGTGTAGTCGTTGAGCCCCACGATTCGCTCCACCGCCGACTTATCGACGCCGGTGACCTCAAACATATTTTGAGGAATGTTAATCGAGTAGCTTGTAATGTCGTTGCTAATATCCCGCGCCGTGCCACCACTGTCGTCCACCGCTACATAGTCACCTAGACCAGTCTGTTTTGCCATTGTTAGCTCCTATCCTCTGCTGTATGAAATTGCGTACGTTAACGATCCAGACGATGCGTCCAGCACAACTCTCGCACGGACGTACCTATTGAAAGTCCCAGTAAACGCACCACGGGCGGCCCCTATGCCGTCAGATGCGGACACAGTAGCTGTCGCGGCATCCGTCCACGTCGAGTCGTTGGTGCTGTGTTGGAGGTTCAAATGCCATCGGGCGTTGCCACCTACCGCGCTCAAAGCCAACACTTGATAGTACATGGCCCCGCCAGAGCTACTGGATGCCGCATCGTCAACAGAACTCCCCGATGTGGACGATGTAATGGTGTCATCATGAGCGGTGACCATCGTCCCGAACTCAGGAGCGTAACCGTTGGCGGCGAACGAACTATAAACCGTGATCGGCCCCGAATCGCTCCGGTCAGTGTTGTACTCGGCTTCCTTAGCCACCAAACCATAGGCGGGATCGCCTATCGACGACCCCATAGGAACGAGAACATTCACGTCAGCCGTGGGAATCTTGCCCGAATTGCCGCTGAGAACGGAGTGAATCTTGTTCGCGGCGTTGTCGAAATAGCCGTTGACTGTGAGCGTGCCGTCTACCTTGCCCAACAGCCGCGCTGTTGAACTATCGGACAGGGTGGTAACTTCATATAGCTCGTTGGTATAGCCCACGGCTCCGAGACTGTTAGCGTCTCCAGAGAGGTCATAACCTGAGACGTAAAGCCTCATGTTTAGCCCTGATTCTTTTGCCATTTGTTGCTCCTATGGTGCGATAGTTACATCTTCCAGAATATCGACCTCGTATGGGACTGTCAGCGTTCGGAAGGTATTGCCGCTCATCGACACATAGCCAGCGACGGCCTCCCCAACGCGAGAATCAGAAACTTGCCCAGACAAATTAGCGTCGCCCATCAACACTCTATCTATTTCATACATGGCGTCCCACAAATCGTTCTCAACAGTCTCCCTAACGTCCGAACTTGTCTGCAACCGAAAATACGCTCGGATGCTGAACGTCGTCATCGAACCCGCGTTCGTTAACGTCACGGCAGTATGGGCGCGACTCTCAAGCCAAAAGGCCAGAACCGGTGAGCCCGATATGGCTAAAGGCTCCCCTCTCAGCACCGAAACAAAAGCGGGACTGGTGATCGTGGAGAGGTTGGTGTCGATCTGGGTCAATGCCCCCGCCCTGCTCACTTGCTAAAAACCTTCATCAGGTAGGGGCCGATGTAACGTTTCCATAAATCAGGCGAACCCTTCAGGGCGTCATATGCC